GCGTCGGTTTATCCAACGGCTTTATTGAACCTCTTGAATCGACAGGTTTGATGTTGACTCACGAGTGTATCACAAAGGTTATCAGTTTACTGAAAATGAGAAACCGAAACGTTACACGCTTTGATGTGGATACGTTCAACTATGCATTCTATGACCAGATTCTTGGGTTTAAAGAATTCATATCTCAACATTACGCTTTATCCATGAGAAACGATACACCGTATTGGAAACATATCTCTGGTAACGTTGAATATTCAAAGTCCATGACTGATTTTGTCCCATCTATCCTATCATCAAACCAAGACATAGCTTCAAGGTTGTATAGATCTAGAGTGTTTGACAACTCAACTATGAGCGGTATCATTTACATCGCGGCTGGTATGGGATATAATCCACTGGATTCATGTAAGATGAAATACCAAAACCTGAGGTACATGGAAACCGAAGAGCACCAAAAGGAAGTTTATACTCACTGGATGGCTCACCGTGACGAGGTTTTAGCTCACATCGACACTTTAGAGTCCCATTACAAATTCTTGGAAAGAACTATTCATTATAAATAATAGAATAGCTAACATAAAGAGATAAACATGGCAGTCGCTTCCAGAGAACAATTAAAACAATACGCATTGCGAGCTCTCGGCGCACCCGTACTGGAAATCAACGTAGATAATACTCAACTGGAAGACCGTTTAGACGAGGCGCTAGAGTATTGGAATTTGTACCATTACGAGGGTGTTGAACAGATGTATTTGAAGCACCGTATCCGTGCTTCTACTCTGAACCTTCAATCCAACAATGGTACTGATTTCGTAATCTCTGAAATCATCACTGGTGCTACTTCTGGCGCTCAAGCTAAAGTTATCTCTGAATCAGGTAGCCAGCCTACAACAGATAAAATCTTTGTACGAAATGTCACTGGAACTTTCGTTGTCGGTGAAACTATTATCGGTTCATCTGGACACTCTGGAGTTCTAGCTGCATCAAATCCAGTAACTCTGGGTGAGTACGATCTAAAATATATCACTGTACCCGATTATGTGTACGGTGTTACTAAGGTGTTGAACATCGGTCAAGCTTCTTCTTCTAAGAACATCTTCGACTTACAATACCAACTACGTTTGAACGACTTGTATGATTTGACTTCTACGTCGATCGTATACTACAAGACTGTTATGAGCCACCTAGCCATGCTAGACTTGGAATTGAACGGTCACCCTCTATATCGTTTCAACCGTATGCAGAACCGTATGTATCTAGACGTGAACTGGGAAACTGATGTTATCATCGGCGACTATATTCTGATTCAAGGATATCGTGCTCTAGACCCCACACAATACACTCGTGTATTCTCTGAGCCTTGGTTGAAGCATTACGTTACTGCTCTATTCAAACGCCAATGGGCTGTCAACATTAAGAAATTCTCTGGGCTACAACTCCCAGGTGGTGTTACTTTGGATGGTGATAAACTATACGAAGAAGCCACTCGCGAAGTTAAAGACTTAGAACTAGAACTACAAAACAAGTCAGCCCCTCTAGATTTCTTCATAGGGTAATAGATGGCAACCAATCCATACTTCACGCAAGGTACAAATACCGAGCAAGACTTAATCGAAGACATCATTATCGAATCTCTGAAGATTTACGGTAAGGATTTCTTCTACATTCCCCGCACCCTAGTTTCAGTGGATCATATTTTCGGTGAAGACCGTCTATCTGAATTCAAGAACTCATACCCGATCGAGATGTACTTTGATAACATCGAGAGCTTCGCGGGTCAGGGTGCCATGATTCAAAAGTTCGGTCTATTGATGGACCAATCAGCTACATTGACAGTGGCTCGCAAGCGCTGGCAACAATTGATCGGCGATCAAGGTACAACTATTCTACCAAATCGTCCAGCTGAAGGTGACTTACTATATTACCCGTTGACTAAAGGTTTGTTTGAGATTAAGTTCGTCAAACATCAAGAACCTTTCTATCAATTGGGTCGTTTATACACGTATAAGCTCGACATTGAATTGTTCCAATACTCTTCAGAACGCATCAATACTGGTATCCCAGAAATTGACGTGTTCGAAGATCTTAAATCGTTTGACGTCACAATCAACCCAGATATTGAAGAGGCAAGTAATAATTTTGCCAGCAATACCAAGTTTAAAGAACAAGCAGTTGGTAATGTATTTGACGACAACAACCCGTTCGGTGAGGTTATTTAATGTTAAACGGTAATGTATTTTATCACGGTATTGTCCGCAAATGTATCATCGGTTTCGGTCGATTATTCAGTGACATTTATATCGATCGTAAACAAGGCGACCCTGTTAACGGTGAACAAATTCAAAGACTTAGAGTCCCGCTATCATACGCACCTAAAGAAAAATGGATGGTACGTATCGACGAAGATCCAACTCTAGAAAATCACACATTGACATCCTTACCAAGAATGTCATTTGAAATTATCGCATACACTTATGATTCACTTCGTAAGATTAACCGTATGCAACAAATTAAAAACGATTGCGTCCCAGGAACTGGTAACACAGCAACGTTCATGAGAACTCCAGTTCCATATAACATTGATATGTCTTTGTATATTGTAACTAAGACTCAAGAAGATGCCCTACAAATTATGGAGCAAATTCTACCAACATTCACCCCAGAATATACCATGTCAATTAATGCCGTGGAAGATCTAGGCGTTCAATTAGACGTCCCTGTTGTTCTTAACTCGGTTATTGTTTCAGACGAATTTGAAGGTGACTTCCAAACTCGACGTTTCGTCATCCACACTATTAACTTTCAAATGAAAGTTAGTTTGTTTGGTCCTGCAACTCAACAAGGTGTTATCGGTACTACTAACGTCAATGTTAGCCAACAAGCCGATGGCTCTCTGTCAACTACATACCATGCCGAAGGTGACCTATCTACTAAGACTGTTACCAATGAAGGTTGGATAGACGAACTGTAAAATTATGGCTGAAATTTATAATTCGAATGCGAACTTAAAAGCTGCTGGTGTATCTGTTGACTTTACTCCTGAGAACGTTCAGGAGTATATTAAGTGTTCGCAAGACCCCATCTACTTTATCGAAAATTACTGTTACATTGTTACACTTGACTTTGGTTTGAAGCTATTCAAACTATACGAATGTCAAAAGAACAAGATCAACGTTATTCATAATAACCGCCGTGTTATTCTAATGGAAGGTCGTCAGCAAGGTAAGACGACTTCTTCTGCAGCGTACATTCTCTGGTACACCCTATTCCAAGCTAACAAACAAGTCGCTATCTTAGCGAACAAAGCGTCAGCCGCACGTGAAGTTTTGGATCGTTACCAAACCATGTACGAAGGTTTACCTAAGTGGATGCAACAAGGTGTTACTACTTGGAACAAGGGTGACATTGAACTAGAAAACGGTTCTAAGGTATTCACTGCTGCTACAGGTAAGTCTGGTATTCGTGGTAAGTCTGTTAACATGCTATACGTTGACGAAGCTGCGATTATCCCAAACAACGTTGCCGAAGAATTCTTCACATCTGTTTACCCTACAATTTCAGCGGGTGAAACAACTAAGATTCTACTGAGTTCAACTCCACTAGGTTACAATCACTTCTGGCGTTTCTGGAATGATGCTGAACAAGGTCGTAACGGCTTCGTTCCATTATTCATTCCATACTGGGAAATTCCAGGACGTACTGAAGCTTGGGCTAACGAACAAAAGGGTATGCTCGGTGAACTTAAATACAACCAAGAGGTGTTGTGTAAGTTTCTGGGTTCTAGCTTAACCCTAATCAACGCTGACGTTATCGCTCGTATGTCAGTGGACGCTCCAATCTATCAGAAAGATGGTTTAGACGTATACGTTCGCCCTCAAGCAAACCACACATACTGTATTGTAGCCGACATCGCTAAAGGCGTCGGCGGCGACTACTCTGCGTTCCAGTTACTGGATATCACAGAATCACCGTACAGAATTGTCGCTAAATATAGAGATAATAAGATTAGTCCGTTGTTATACCCTAGCGTGTTATACAAAGTTGGCAAGGAATATAATGAAGCGTTTATCTTATTGGAAACTAACATTTCAGATCAAGTAGCTCACATCCTATATTCTGAAATGGAATATGAAAACATTCTGTTTGTAACTAGAACTAACGGTGGACAATACGTCTCTGGCGGTTTCGGCGGTGGTAGAACCCAATTAGGTGTTAACACTGATAAAAGAATTAAACGTGTCGGATGCCACAACTTTAAGTCGTTGGTTGAAGAAAACAAACTGATTATTACCGACGCTGATACGATCTCTGAAATATCGACTTACATCGAGAAAAAAGGGTCATATGAAGCCGATGAAGGTTATCATGACGATTTAGTAATGCCTTTGGTGTTATTCGGCTGGTTGACTACGAACTCGTATTTCAAAGAACTGAATAACCTCAATATGAGACAGATTATGTATGAGAAGCAAATGAAGGCGATCGAAGAAGATTTGACCCCGTTTGGATTCTATGATGATGGTGGTCCAGAGGCTGACCCGCTAGACTTTTGAGAAAACTTGTAAAAACTAAATAAAACGTAGACAGATTATTGTCTAAGAAACTTTATTAACAAGGAGAACACAATGCCGTTTCAATTATCTCCAGGCGTTGCAGTCGTAGAAAAAGACTTTACCTCTATCGTTCCTGCCGTAGCAACCTCCATCGGTGCGTTTGCTGGTCAGTTCGACTGGGGTCCTGTTTTGGAACCAATCACAATTACCTCAGAAGATGAGCTAGTTCGCCGTTTTGGTACACCTAACAACACAAACTTCCAGTCTTTCTTCACAGCTGCCAACTTCCTATCTTACTCTAACAACCTACTAACTGTACGTCAGCAAACTACTAACATGAAGAATGCTGTGGTTACACCATCAGGTTCTTTAACATCTGTTACAATTGAACAAGCTGGCTCTGGTTATATTTCCACTGCTGCAGCTCCAATTGTTTTGATTTCAACTCTAGGATTGCTTAACACAATCACTGTGACTGCTGGCGGTACTGGCTATGTTACAGACCCAACTGTGACAATCACAGACCCAACTGGCGGCGGTGCTACTGCTGAAGCTAACTTGGTTAACGGTTCTGTTGCCTCTATCACTGTTGTAACTCCAGGTGCTGGTTATACTGCCCCAGTTGTTACTATCACTGGTGGTTCTGGTACTGGCGCAACTGCCACTGCTACTGTACATGACGTACAAGAACTCGGCGGTATTCGTCCTACAGCTACTGCTGTTCTTTCTGGTGGTGGTATTACTTCTATCGGTTTGACTGCTGGCGGTTCTAACTACGTTACTGTACCAACAGTTGCTGTTATTCCAGCTGCTAACGATACTGGTTCTGGCTGTACAGCTACTGCTGTTCTTTCTGGCGCTGGCGTTACAGGTGTGACATTGTCTAACGGTGGTTCTGGTTATACAGCCCCTACAGTTTCATTCTCTGGCGGTTTCGGTTCTGGCGCTGCTGCTGAAGCCGTTCTATCTGGTCCAATTGATTCTATCACTCTAGTGTCTACAGGTACTGGTTATGCTACTGCACCATCAATCACTATTACTGGTGGTGGCGGTTCTGGAGCTACTGCTGTTGCAACTACAAACGGTAACAACATCACTTCTATCGCTATTGTTTCTGGCGGTTCTGGATACACTTCTGAGCCTACAGTTAGCATCTCTGGTGGTGGCGGTGCAGGTGCTGTTGCTGACGCTGTTGTTGATTACAACGTAATCTCTCAAATCACTGTAACTGAAGCAGGCGCTGGATATACTTCTGCACCTACAATTACTATTTCTGACTCAACAGGTACTGGCGGCGCTGCTGTGGCTACTGTTGGTAAGAGCTCTATCTCTTCCATCACAATCGACACTCCAGGTTCTGGTTACAAGAAGACTCCAGTTGTTACTATCACTGGTGGCGGTGGTGCTGGCGCAACTGCTGGTTCTATCACTGTTGGTCCATCTAGTATTGCTTCTATCGTTGTTGATGAATCTGGTTCTGGTCTTTCTGGCGCTCCAGCTATCATCATTGAATCTGCACCTATCGGTGGTACAAGCGCTCTAGCTACTGCTAACATCGCGACTGCTGGTGTTACAATTCTAAACGGTCAATACTATTCTGCAAACTACATCAACGGTGGCGGTGTTACTGGTGAGTGGGCTGCTAAGTATCCAGGAAAGCTAGGTAACACTTTGAAAGTGTCTATGGCTGACGCTGCTACTTATGAAGCTTGGCAATATAAAGAAGAATTTGACGCTGCGCCAGGAACTTCTGAAGCTGCTGCACGTATCGGTGGTTCTAACGACGAAATGCACATTATCGTTATCGACGAAAA